TTTTGTTTTATTTCGTCAAAATGCTTTGCACCGTTTCTGTTTTTTGAGTAGTCTTTAAAATACTTTTCTTTAACAGGATCAACGCCACCGTTCTTTTCCGCTCTAGTTTCACTAAGTTCTTTGCTATAGTCCATCATATCGCCATAGCTTCCTTTTTTGTGTTCTGTCTTTTGTATAAACTCTTTTGAGCTATACGGGTCCACACAGGTGTCGATGGATGCGTTTGGTATAGTGAATACCCTTTTCCATTCCAGGCCCTCAGAATCGAAGTATACGTGCTTATCGTTCATCCCTTGAACAATCTCTTTGTATTTTTCTCCGTCTGGAGATTTATAAATGTATATAGGCATATTCTATTATAGAGAAACAGGGGCAGTATTTCTACCACCCCTGCTTTTTATTTATTTAATAATGGTTTGGTTATTGGATTTTAATTTCCACCGACTCTTTAATCACCTTTTTGGGCATAACAATGCTTAATAGACCATTAGACATTTTTGATGTAATTTCTAACGGACACACTAAGTCATTTAAAGCAATGGAGAAGGTTTTTTCTTTTTCTCCTTTTTTGGCTGTGACCTTTATTACGTCGTTGTTTGCCGTAATGTTTACTTCTTTTTTAGAGAAACCAGCCAATTCTAATTCAGCTGTATAAACGTCGTCACTGCTTTTAATCCATTTGCATTCTTTTGGATAAGCCCTGCTATCTGGTTTGAATAATTCTTCAAATAATGTAGTCATAATATGTTTCTATTGCATGTTTTGTGCCAAGTGAAAAACCTAGGAAATATGGGCTAAAATGCCATCAACTGTATTTGAATACGACATTTTTTCCGCTAATTTTTGTCCCTCTGTGTTAACTTGTCCCACTTTCTTCTCGGCCTGTTCCATTGCAGCTATCATTGTTTCTTCATTACAATCAAAGAATTCACCTTGATTAAATGCGTGTCCTTTGATGAAAAATCTATTGTCATAACAATCCATTCTTCCAGTTGGCTCGACTATAATTGCATTCTTATCATTTGCCCAATCTTTATGGGATGTGGCGTTAAGAACAACACTCCATTTTCCTAGGCAAGTTGCGTTAAAAGATGGAAGATTCCAACCTTCAGCACCAGAAAGACCAGTTAAATCAATATCTATTGCGTTAAGAAGTTCATTGACTTCTGAATTTTTCTTAAGAAACGGAAGGAAGTTTATGTTCGTGTACCTTTCTCCTTCTAGAACTGCATTAATAACATGGGACATTTCATCTTCCTTAAAGAACGGATTGGAAATACAGCAAGTAAGCTGATACTTGTTGTTGTTTCCATATTTTTTTGCCCAAGCTTTAATAATTTCTCCTGTGTGCTTTCTTTTTTCAAATTTTCCCATTAAGCCAAAATGTATCACTCCATCAAGATATGTCTTTTGTGTTCGATGAAAATCTTTATCAAATCCAAGAGGGACAAAATCAGCCCCAAAAAGACCAGAAGAATAAGAAGAGCTAAAAATTGTTTTAGTTTGTGCGTCGCAGATTTTCTTTTCTACTTCAGTAGGTTCGCTACATTCATAAAAGGTATATAAATACTGGTTTGCGTTCTTCCTGTCTTCAGAACCGTTTAGGTGCCAAATCTTTAATGCTGGAATATCTTCCGATAGATAATTGAACCTATTGTTAATCGATTCCTGAATTTTATTATTCAAATCATCTGGAACATCATAAGCAGAAAGATCAACATTTTGCCCTATTGGAAAAATTCCTACATCATGCCCCTTATCGAAGAGTTCTCGGATAATGTTATAACTAACATTACCGAAACTCAACGAATTAAGAGCTGCCTCTACAAGAATTTTCATTTAAAATGGTACGTCTTCTTCTTGCGAACTTGTTGCTTTTGATGATGCTGTTCCACCACTAGAGTCTTCATCTTTAGATGAAACATTCAAGAATTGGAAACTTTGACCAGCAATAAATACCTTGGTATTCTTCTTTCCATCCTTTTCCCAAGAAGAAGATCGAAGCTCTCCTTGTGCGATAATGCTGCGGCCCTTTTTGAGGTACTCTTCAGCGATTTCTGCCTGTCGGCTCCAGAACTCTACGTCCATGAAACAAGGCTCTTTTGCTCTATTAGAAGAGATGCAAAGGCGAACCTTGCAAAATTTCTTTGAACTAACTTCCCTAACCTCTGGATCAGAGACTAGGTATCCTGCTGCTACTACTGTGTTATACATAATTGTTATCGAATTTGTGTTTTACTTTTTTAATGAATTTATTGTGGATGTTTATACAACCTTGAATGCTTAATTTTAATTCCTCGGAAGCCGTTCTCCACGGTACAAGTCTATTATTGGTGGTGTTGTAACGAATGTCAATGATTTTTTTTACTCTTGGGTCGTTTTCTTGTTCTAGCATACTATTAAAAACGTCGAAAGCCTCCATTTTAGAAAGGATTTCGCATGAATCATCTTCATCAGAAATTTTATTATAAACTTTGTCTATACTTGAAAACCTCTTGTTTTTCATGGCATTAATCGCATTTAAACACTTCCACTTTGTCTGGTTAGCTAAGAATGTCGAGAACTTACTGTTCTTGTCTGGGTTGTAGTCTAACGCTGACTGATATATTGTATAGTCTTTATCATCCAATATAAAGTCCCTATTAACAACAGAATTTTTGTGTTTGGTATATTTGTCCACAATATAAACATATATTCCAGAGTGCCTATTAATAAGCTCAATTAGACAACTATCGTCGCCGTCTGATTTTATTTTGTTTATGAGTGACAGGTCGCTTTCCATATATCGTAAGTTTCTTGGTTAATTAGTGAGTTTAGAATTTCGTTGGCGGTTAATTGTATAAGTTTGTCATCATCAAAATTGCCTATTTCGAACTCAAGGTCTACTTCTTTTGCCATGTTTTTATTGTGGAGTTCTTCATATTCGTTTGCTGGTTTTATACCATCCCTCTTTATAAGCAAGGAAAAACCATTGTTTTTTTTAATCCACCTAAGCTCATTTGGGAATCTTAAGTCAGTTATAATGTTTACTTGATTATCATACAGACTAGGCTCTATTTTTTCAATCCAAATATTATCATTCAACTTTCTCATTATATCTGTGCCCCAGCAAACAAGCAGCGGCCTAATCAAATCCTTTTCATTTTTGTCCTTTGTAAAAGCGGAGATACCTGTTTCTTGAATCAAGAACTCATCCAAAGACTTTCTGAGTTCAAATGCAAACGACAACCTTTGTGCTTTTATTCCCTGGTCAGCCAGTATCTTTTCGAAGTTTTCACCTAAGGTGTCCTTTCCAGATCCAGCGTTACCAGCAATCCCTATTATTTTATAATCTAAGTTCATAATACCTTACTGCTTAAACACTAGTTTAACACATAGATATTTAGAGTCAAGATGTTTATCTTGTTTTATTAATAAAAAATATTAATCTAATACTGCTTATTAAATAGACTCGTAAAGTACTACTATACGGTAACGTATTTGGTTACCCTTGATTAAACACTTATCGATTAGTAATCTATTTAATAAGTAGTATTTCTTATCTTATAGTATTTCTAATAGAAGTTCTATAGGATTCCTTATTTTCAATCGTCGAGCACTTGATTTACGATGATCTTTTTGCTTCCCGTTTTTTTATTATAGTAATCGTTCCACATTTTTTCCAAAAAAAGTTCATTTTTTTTCAACTAAAAAAAGTTACTATATTTTCTGGTTGACTGTGACCGAGGAAATGTTAAGGTGTAATTTATGTCAGCGACTATATTCGGGGCTAATTCGCGGCCAAAAAACCAATCAACAATAACCAAAAAAATAAAAATGAGCATATTCGAGGAGCAAATATCAAGAAAACCTAATCATTATCCGTGGGCAGAAGAATTTATTGAGGTGATGCATAATGGTTTTTGGACTGATAAGGAATTCAGTTTCTCGTCCGATGTTCAAGATTTCCATATTACAATGGACGATCAACAAAGGGAAATCATAATTAGAACGTTATCAGCAATCGGTCAGATCGAAGTTGCTGTTAAGAAATTCTGGGCTAAATTAGGAGACAATCTCCCTCACCCATCCCTTACTGACCTTGGTTATGTAATGGCAAATGTAGAGGTAATACACAACAATGCTTACGAAAGACTGTTGAAGGTCCTTGGTTTGGAGGATGTATTTGAAGAGAATCTTAAATTAGATTTTATCGAAGGTAGGGTGAGCTACTTGCGCAAATACACCCATAGGTTTTACAAAGACTCTAAGAAACAATACCTATATGCACTTACATTGTTTACCCTGTTTGTGGAAAATGTGTCTTTGATGAGTCAGTTCTACGTTATTAATTGGTTCTCAAGAAACAAAAACGTATTAAAAGATACAGAGCAACAGGTTAGATATACAAGGAACGAAGAAAACATTCATGCTCAAGTTGGAATTAAGATCATAAATACAATAAGAGAAGAGCATCCAGAGCTATTTGATGCAGAACTTGAGGAGAGAATTATTCACGAAGCTAAAGAAGCTTATATAGCAGAGGCTAAGATTATTGATTGGATGGTTAACGGTATTAATGAGAAAGGTCTCAGCGCTCCAGTGCTTAAAGAATTTATTAAAGCTAGAATAAATGAATCCCTAGAACAAATTTCATTTAAAAAGGCATTTGATATTGACAACGATCTAATTAAAGATACAATGTGGTTTGAAGAGGAGTTGATGGGTAACAACTCTACAGATTTCTTCCATTCTCGTCCCGTAGAATATTCAAAAAAATCACAAACATTTGACTTAGATAGCGTATTTGCATGAAAAAATATTATTGGAACAACGAAACTTCGCAGCAGATCTTAAACAGGGGGTATCTTGATGGCGAAAGCTTGATTGGCAGGGTGTTGAGTGTAGGGGAAGCATTTCAAAAAGACTTCGTATCTCGCGCTCCTGCAGAACATAAAAATAAATTTTCTGGTCTATGTGAGAAATTCGAGCATTACATGTCTCTTGGTTTTTTCTCTTTATCTAGTCCTGTCTGGGCTAACTATGGAAGAGATAGGGGACTGCCTGTTTCCTGTAATGGTGTGTTTGTACCAGATACAATGGAGGGAATTCTGACAAAACAGTCTGAGGTTGGTATGCAAACCAAACACGGGGCTGGAACTTCTGGTTATTTTGGTGAGCTTAGAGGCAGGGGTAAGTCAATTAGCACAGGAGGAAGCTCATCTGGCTCGGTTCACTTCATGGAGTTATTTGACAAGGTGACTTCAGTGGTATCTCAGAGTAGTGTGAGAAGAGGTTCTTTTGCTGCTTATCTCCCTGTCGACCACCCAGATATCGAAGAGTTTCTCCGTATCAGGTCTGATGGACACCCTATTCAGGATTTATCGTTTGCTGTCACCATTACAGACGAATGGATGGAGGGCATGAAAGGCGGTGACATTGACAAGCGAAAGATCTGGGCGAAGATTGTTCAGAAGAAGTTTGAATCTGGCTATCCATATTTATTCTTCCAAGATACCGCAAATAAAAATGCGCCTCAAGTTTATAAAGATAAAAATATGAAGATCTATGCTTCAAATCTTTGTAACGAAATTGCGTTACCTTCCTCACCAGAAGAGTCGTTTGTCTGTTGTTTATCTTCTCTTAATTTGGAGAGGTGGGATGAGATTGTTAAGACCGATGCTATTGAAACAATGGTTTACTTTCTTGATTCTGTAATGGAGGAATACATTAATAAGACTGAGGATATTCCTTATATGGAATTTGACCACAACTTTGCAAAGCGTCACAGAGCTTTGGGGATGGGTGTTCTTGGCTGGCATTCTTACTTGCAGGACAACATGATTTCTTTTGAGAGTATGGAGGCTAAAATGAAAAATGCAGAAATCTTCAGAACAATCAGAGAAAGAGCAGACAAGGCTACAGAAGAACTAGCTAAAATATTTGGAGAGCCAGAAGTCTTAAAAGGCTACGGTCGCAGGAATACAACAACAATGGCCGTTGCCCCAACTACCACAAGTTCTCTTATTCTCGGTCAGGTATCTCAAGGCATCGAGCCAACTGTCAACTATTATACAAAGAATTCAGCCAAAGGAAAATTCACAATCAGAAGTCCACATTTAGAGAGACTTCTTGAATCTAAAGGCAAAAACACAGAAGCTGTATGGAAATCCATCTTGGTTAGGGACGGCTCAGTTCAACATCTTAATTTTCTAGACGAACACGAAAAAAATGTATTTAAAACATTTTCAGAAGTATCGCAGAAAGAAATTGTAATACAAGCGTCTCAACGTCAAAAGTACATTGATCAAGGGCAATCTTTAAATTTGATGGTTCACCCCAAAGCTTCTCCAAAGGAAGTCAGTGATCTTATGATTTTAGGTTGGGAAATGGGTCTTAAGGGGTTTTATTACCAAAGAAGCACAAACCCTAGCCAAGCACTAGCACAATCTATTATGGAATGTACCTCTTGCGAAGGTTGAGATTTCATTATTATAAAATTTTAGTGTAATCAATTGATATAATGGAATACGATTTTTCTAAACAAATCAAAGATCTAAATAAGGATCTTCAGGACAATTATTTAAGCCCATCAGAGGCTTCTGAAATAATAGCTTCCATTATTTCTGGAAAGGCTCAGAAACACAATGATCATTACGAGAATCAAGTATCAGAAGATCAATTGAAGAGAGTTTATTTGAGGGGTTCCGATTCCTATAATTCTACTCATAGAGTTGGCAAAACCAAAAGCCAGTGGGCTATAGCCAGGGTTAATATGTTCTTAAAGATGAACAGAGGTGAAAATGTCGATCAACAATATATTGAATCCGAAAAAGACATTATATCTAACGATTACTGCGAAGAAGACGAAAATGAATGTTCATTCTTTTCTTTTTCTGATCTAGACTTGAACTTAGCAAATTTAGATTTAATTAAAGCTGGTTTAGAAAAATGGGATCAAGATACTGAATGCGAAGAACTATTCTATTCAGAAGCTGAAAAAAAGACACTCAACAAACCCTTCAGACTAAAAGGAGAAAAAAAGAAATTTGGTGTTTATGTTAAAAGCCCCAAAACAGGCAACGTTATTGTAGTTAAGTTTGGTGATCCAAATATGGAGATCAAAAGAGACGACCCAGATCGCCGTCGCAGTTTTAGAGCTAGACACAAGTGTGATACGGCTAAAGACAAAACTACACCTCGTTATTGGTCTTGTAAGATGTGGAGCAAAAAGCCAGTAAACAAATCAGTCTCCTCTGAAGCTTTAGAGTGGGACGAAGAAGAATTGATCAGCGAGTGGGGCTGGGACGAATCTTCTGTTATCGAAGATAAAGATTATTTCAAAGACTTCGATCACCTAAAAGATTGCAAAATAGTTGAAGAAGAAGACGTTTGATATATAATCATGTGTGATTGATTCTCCACGCGTTAGTATTATAACATCTGTTTATAAGTGTTCAGACTTCTTGTTTGAATTCTTTTTGGACGTAAAAAGACAAAGCATTTTTACAGAGTGTGAATTGTTAATAATAGACGCTAACGAAGATGTTGACAACGAAGATTACAAAATAATTTCTCAATTTTTAAGTCTACCAAACATCAAATATAAGCATGTTGGCAAATGCTCTGTTTACGAAGCTTGGAATATAGGAATCAAGCTGGCCAAATCTGAAATCTTAACAAACTGGAATACCGATGACAGGAGAAAATGGAACTCTCTTGGTTATCAAGTTGAGTATCTAGAAAATAATAAAGAAGTTGATCTTTGTTATGGTTTATTAAAGATAAGTAATTGTAAAAACGAACTCTTCGAAGATTGTAATACTGGTAAAGTTTGGGCGAGTCTTGATGGTAATTTAGAAAATCAACTCAAACATAACTCGCCTCATTGTATGCCCGTGTGGAGAAAAGATGTTCACGATAAATTTGGAATGTTCGATGAATCTTATTTCTCTGCTTCTGATTATGATATGTGGTTTAGAATTTTAAAAGGCGGCGGTAATCTAAAAAAATTGGATAAACTAGTAGGTGTTTATTACGAAAACCAGAAATCAATATCTAGAAACAGAAAAACCCTTGAAAAAGCAATGGACGAAGTCCGTTCTGTAGTAGAAAAATACACAGTATGAACATCATATCATTTAGCTTGTGGGGCAACAAACCAAAATACTGTATTGGTGCTGTTAAAAACGCAGAATTAGCCAAGGACTTTTACCCAGATTGGGAGTGTGTTTTTTATGTGTCAAACGACGTATCAGAAAAGTATACAAAACAACTCAAAGATCTTGGGGCTAAGTTAATATACATCAACGAAAAGCCGAACTTCTCATTTAATGCTAATAGATTTTTAGCTATGGATCTTGAGGGTGTTAATCACGTTATATTCAGGGATACGGATTCTCGTTTTTGTCAAAGAGAAGTTGACGCAGTTAACGAATGGGTGGAAAAAGGTACAGCGCTTCATATAATGAAAGATCATCCATACCACGGAAACTTCCCAATTTTAGCTGGTATGTTTGGCTTAAATAAATCCAAGTTTCCATATTCAATGGGTGAGTCGTTAAGGTTTTTTAGAAATCAAACACAAGGAAGATTTAATGGAGAATATTATTTTGATCAAATTTTCCTTAGAGATTTTATATGGAATAATTTTAATGAAGATAGTACCATTCATGACGAATTTTTTCATTTTAGACCTTTTCCAAGTGGAAGAGTTGACAAAAGATTTATTGGAGAATCCTTCGAAGAGGACGATAGCAGAAACGAGGAGCACTTAAAGTTTATTAGATAATAATGAAAAGCCCATTTTGTATAGATAGATCAATACTAGTATTAAATAATAATCCTACGTATTTAGATTTTTGGGAATATTCTTCAAGGATATGGAAAAACAACTTCGGTATACTACCAACTTTGTTTTTTGTGGGGGAGCCCCCAAAGAGCTTAAACAAACAATTCGGAGAAGTTTACGTTATCCCTCAGATTGACGATGTAGTTGTAAACCCAAGTAGGGATTGGTCAGTAACATGGGCTTTGTTTTGGGGGGCATCTCAATTCACAAATGACATATGTATAACACACGGAATAGACCAAGTACCATTGTCAGACAATTTCTTTAGGGGTGTGGAAAAGTTTGACTACAATAAAGATTATGTAATTGGTTTGGCCGATGCCTATAACCGTTCAGATTGGTTCGTCTCTTCGCATCATGTGGCTAAAGGTTCAACGTTTAAAAAGGCACTATCAATAAACGAAGACTGGGAAAAAGAAATTACAAAGGTTTTTTCTCATAGAGAGGATTATGGAGACATGTATGGAGGCGGTGATTTTTGGGGGCTCGATGAATTACATTCATCTTTTTTATTAAAAGACTTTAAAAACCTCAAACCATATAATGGGTTTTCTGATTTAAGAAACAGAAGAATAGATAGGGCTTATCATAACAGTTTCGATCCAGAAATACTAAAAAGCGGAGGTTATTCAGAAATCCACGCTCATCGCCCATACAACAAACATAAAAACTTCCTGGATTCTATTTCTAGGCTTACACCAAACTATTTAACAAAATGAATTATTTTGCTCACTCATCATCAGTAATAGACGAAGGCTCCGTGATCGGAGAAGGTACCAAAATTTGGCACTTTTCTCATATTTGCAGCGGGGCTAAGATAGGCAAAAATTGTAACATAGGTCAAAATGTATTTATAGCACCAAATGTTGTAATAGGGGATAATGTTAAAATTCAAAACGGAGTAAGCTTATATACTGGGGTAGAGGTAGAAGACTACGTTTTTCTTGGGCCTCATTGTGTTTTTACTAATGATTTATATCCAAGAGCATACGGAGATTGGTCAATTACTCCGACAAAAATAAGGAAAGGAGCCTCTGTTGGAGCTAATGCCACAATCTTATGTGGAATAGAACTTGGTGAGTTTTCCATGGTCGGTTGTGGCTCTGTAGTAACAAAAGATGTTCCTCCAAAAACATTAGTTCTAGGAAATCCAGCGAAAGTAAAAAGAGTTTTAAAAGACGAAAACAAAGAAATATAAATTTAATAAATAAATGAAAAAAGTAATTATCACGGGAGTAACTGGTCAAGATGGAAGCTTAATGGCTGACTACTTATTAGCAAATACACAACACACAGTCATCGCTGGTGTGCGTCGCTTAAGCGTAAAGAACCACGACAATATAAAACATCTAGAAGACAACCCAAGATTTAAACTTATTGATTTAGATGTAACAGACCAACATAATGTTGACAGGGTTATTGCTGAAGAAAAACCAGATTATTTCATCAACTTCGCTGCCAATTCATTTGTAGGAACAAGCTGGAAGATGCCCGTCAACCACATGGAAACAAACTGTATGGGAGTTTTATACCAACTTTGTGCTATAGCCGCACACGCCCCCAAATGCCGATATTACAACGCAGGAAGCTCGGAAGAGTTTGGGGATATTGTAGTGACTCCACAAGACGAGACTCATCCACTGCGCCCCAGAAGCCCTTATGGGGCATCTAAAGCTTCTGCGAGACATCTTGTAAAGGTATGGCGTGACTCTTATAATCTTTACGCCGTACAAGGATGGCTTTTTAACCACGAAGGGGTTCGTAGAGGCGAAGAATTTTTGACAAGAAAAGTTACAAAAGGTGTTGCAGATATTTTTAAAAAATCAAGAGACGGGGAGAAAACAAAACCACTTCAACTAGGAAACTTAGAAGCCAAAAGAGATTGGTCTGACGCAGAAGATTTTGTAGATGGCATCTGGAAGATGCTAAACCAAGACGAGCCAAAAGAATATGTCTTGGCTTCTGGTGAAACACACACCATTAGGTCGTTTGTAGAGGCGGCTTTTTCCTGCGCTGGATTTGGTGCAGAAGAGTGTAGGTGGGTTGGAGAGGGAATTAACGAGAAGTATTTTCATGGTAATGATGTATTAGTTGAGATTAACCCTGAATTCTATAGACCTGCAGAAGTCGAGCTCTTGTTAGGAGACCCCTCTAAGGCGGAAGCAGAGCTTGGTTGGGTAAGAAAAACAAACTTTGCAGGTCTTATTAAAAAGATGGTTGACAAAGACATCAATCTTTGATACTATTCTTTTATGCCAAGAGGAAAAAAAAGATGTCCATTATGCAATGTTTTTGTAGGAGCAAGGTCTTCTTCTTGTGATTGCGGCTTTAAATTTCAGAAGCCAACCAAAATACAAGAGGTAAAAAACAAAAAACCCCCAAAGCTCAAAATAAACAAAAAGGAAATACTCATTCGATTGGTAGAAGTGCCAAATACGGAGAAGAGGTTCTTTTTTGCTAGGGAAATGAAAATGCTTAACGATCTATGTGATCGTTACTCTCTTGAGTTTATGAATATAGTTAGCTTCTACAAGAAGCTAGACTCATTAGCCTACCTTGTTAGCCCTAAGTTAAAAGCTGTATTGGATCAAAAGTTCAGGGCATTCAATTATGTGGTTGACAAAACCAAATACCCTACGTATACTATAGGAGATAAGTGCGGCGATGATAAGAAAATCGCCAAGAAAATGAAAACAACAAAAGACTTCTTAGATGAGCGATAAATTAAATTCAAAAAACCTACTAGACAACTTCTTAAAAGCAAATAAAGAAGACCATTACAATTTCGAAGAAGAGATTGACTATAAAATTTCAAGCGGGTCACTTCAATTTGACCTGCACTTAGGAGGTGGATTCGGTCCAGGTCTCCATAGATTTTGCGGGATGAACGAAGGAGGCAAAACATCGGAAGCCTTAGAGGTTATGAAGAACTTTCTAATTACCCTGCCAAACTCAAAAGCTGTGTATTTCAAAGCAGAAGGAAGACTCTCTCCAGAAATGAGGAAAAGATCTGGAGTTAAGTTTGTTACAAAGACAGAAGACTGGGCTGACGGTACCTGCTTTGTTTTTGAGTCGAACATTTATGAGACAGTTGTTGATTTAATGAGACAGTTAGTTTCTAATAATGATGATAAGACTAAGTATTGTTTCTTGCTTGACTCTGTTGACGGGTTGATTTTAAAAAACGACATGGATAAACCTTTTGAGGATTCGTCAAAGATTGCTGGCGGCGCAGTTGTTGCTGGAACCTTTATGAAAAAAATGTCTATAGCGCTAGCCAAAAGAGGTCACATGGCAATCTTTATTTCGCAAGTCAGGGCGGACATTAAATTAGATCCATATAGTAAAGCTCCCATTAGGCAAACAAGCGCTACAGGAGGAAACGCTTTGTTACACTTTGCTAACTGGATCATAGAGTTTGAGGCTAGATATAATAAAGATATGATTTTAAAAAACCCATCAATTAAAAAGATGGACTCTCAAAAAAACCCAGCAATAGGCCACTTTGCAAGTGTAACTGTAAAGAAATCCCCAAACGAAAAAACAAACACAAGGATTATTTATCCGATTCGATACGGAAGGTCTGACGGAACTTCTATATGGATTGAGAAAGAGATAGTAGACTTACTGTTTGCTTGGGAGTTCTTAGTAAAGAAAGGTTCTTGGATAAAAGCTACAGAAGAATTTCTAGAAATCATGTCAGAAAACAAATTAGAGTTTCCAGAAAAAATACAAGGAGAAAACAACGTGTTCAAAGCTATCGAGGATAGTGAAGAGTTGTCCAACTTCTTAGTGGATTATTTCAAGAAGGCCATTGGTGAGTTAACATGAAGTTTTTAGATCCATTAGGTAAGCAAAGAAACCTAAAGGGTGCTAAAAAATATTTGATTGATTGGGACGCCAAAAGCAGAAGCAAGTTTCAAAAAAACGTCAAAGATTTTTTAAAAGATTATTGGCTTCATGATATTGTTTTTGAAGAATTCCGAATTGTAGGGACAAGGATGTCTTTAGATTTTTATAACGCAAATAAGAAGGTTGCTATAGAAGTCCAAGGGCAACAACACACTAAGTATGTCAAGTTTTTTCACAAGAATAGGCTCAAGTATTTAGAACAGTTAAAGAGAGACCAGAAGAAGCTTGACTTCTGTGATTTAAATGATATAAAGCTGGTAGAGATTTATCCTACCGATGTAGTTAACGCTTCACTATTTACAGATCAAGATATATATTTATGAAAGAAGAAGAAGATATAGAGTTTTCAATACCAGATAATTTTATTGAACAAATTTATGAACTCAGCGGTGGCGCTGATAAATATAAAGGAATGGTATTGGCTTTATGCACAGAGAATGGGGCCCCAATGATTTATTCAAAGTACGATTCTTCCATTGTTGAATTAGGTCTTAGACAATCAATTATTAACTTCATAGAAGGCAACGTCGAACAATCTTCAAAATGATTTATAACCTAGAATTAGAAAAACAACTACTTGCTGGTCTTATTAAAGAGCCAGATAGTTTCACAGATATATCTAGCTTTATAGATAATGATGATTTCTATTCACAAGAAAGTAATCTTCATAAAACAATCTTCACAATAATTAGGCAAGCCGCTCAAAGCGGCGATGATGTTGATGAAGTTATTATTGCTCAAAGAATAGCAAGCATGGGTTTGTCTTTTCAAGACAACCTCAACCCCTCTGACTACATTAAGTCCTTAGCCTTGAGAAAGGTTCCTAAGGGCAATGTTGCCAAAACAGCTAAAGAGCTTAAAAAGATATCTGTAAGAAGGGGTATATACAAAGCCGCTCAAGACATAGCTAGGGAGATGAAAAACATTTCCCCAGAAACCGCGTATCATGAGATAGTCGAAAAAGCGGACCATGTTTATAACTCAAAAATAAATCTATATGAAACTGGAGATGACCTTCCAGTTAACATCTACGATGAGATGGAGGATGTGATAGAGGACAGAGGCAACAACCCTGTCACCGAGTTTGGTATGATGGGTCCCCACAAAAAGACTAACCAAATGTATGGTTCTCTTCTTCGCCCAGGAAATATAACTGTCGTTGTAGCTAGGTCTGGAGTAGGAAAGACTCAGTTCTGTATGCATTATGCAAGCTGGGTAGGCGCAAAGTATGACATCCCTATTCTTCACTTCGATAACGGGGAGATGAGTAAAGAGGAACTAATAATGAGGCAGTGTTCTTCTATGTCTGGCATACCCATGCATCTTCTTGAGAGCGGAAAGTGGAGGCAAGCTGGCCCAGATGTTGTTCAGAAAGTAAGGGAAACTTGGGAAAAAATAAAGAAGCTCAAATTTTATTATTACAATGTTGGTGGCATGGATGTAGATGCGATGGTTAACACACTAAAACGCTTCTATCTTGCAAAGGTTGGGAGAGGAAACAAAATGGTATTCTCTTTTGACTATATTAAAACCACAAGCGAAGGCTCTGGAAACAAAAACGAATGGCAGCTTGTCGGCGAGATGGTTGATAAATTTAAGAAATGTGTCCAAAAAGAAATTCTGCACGAAGGGGAACCAATCATTCCAATGATAACGTCCGTACAATCAAACAGGTATGGAATAACAAATAACCGAACAGCGCAAAACATAGTTGATGACGAAAGTATTGTTTCTCTATCTGATAGGATTATTCAGTTCTGTTCTCATATGTTTATTTTGAGAAATAAGACCGCTGATGAAATAGAAATTGAAGGCAATCAATTTGGCACTCACAAGTTAGTCAATATTAAAAGCCGACATTTAGGCGAGGATATAGCTGGGGCATTAAATCCAGTTCAAGTCGGCGACTCTTTAAGAAAGAACTTTATTAATTTAAACTTCCACAACTTTAAGATAACAGAGTGCGGAGACCTCAGAGATATAGTCCGATCCACAGAAGGTGGCGCGGATTTAGACGATTCGGAAACAGAAGAAGTCCCAGATTTTGACCAGTTCTAGTAATATGAAGGAGGTCCTTGAAAGCATGGGCTACAAGCTTATAGATAATGGCGACCATTGGAGGACTAATGCCCTTTATAGAGACGGGGATAATCCTACCGCTGTTAAAATTTATAAGAATACAGGGGTATGGAGCGACTTCGTTCGCTTTGAAAGCCCCAAGCCGCTTGAACTCCTGGTAAAACTTACCCTTGAAGGAGATAAAGAAAAACTAACTACCGTCTTAAAATCCTTAAACTCTAACGATAACGAAATCACAGAGTACAAACAAAACACATTAATACAAATGGAAAAGACTTACGAAGATTCGGTTTTGGATAAACTATTTCCCAATTATAATTTTTATCTAGATAAAAACATATCAGAAGATACCCAAAAAGCATTTAAAGTTGGGCTTGCTGGCGGCGGAAACATGTATAGAAGAATGGTATTTCCGATATACAATGAACATTCTCAAATAATTGGCTTCTCTGGAAGGAAGGTTGATGACAATGATTATGCCAAGTGGAAACATTTAGGCAAGAAAAACAACTGGATATATCCAGCTTATTTACCAAACAAAGAAACAGTAGATTCTGTTATAGACGAGAAGTGTGAGGTTTATCTTGTAGAAAGTATTGGCGACGCTATGTCTTTGTATCAACAGGGCATTAAAAACGTATTAGTTATATTCGGTCTGTCTGTCAGTTCTTCTATTATAACATACTTGTCTAGCAAAAAAATTGACAGAGTTATACTAGCTGGAAACAACGATTTTAATTTCAAGGAAAACAGAGGTTTAATGGCTTCCATAAAAAACTATTTAAAATTAAGCAATTACTTTGATCTAGATGCTCTGTGCATCAAGAACCCACCAAAAGGTTTTAACGATCTTGGCGATGCTCATTTGAAAGAGATTAATTTGGCTTCTTGGTCCAAAGAAATCCCAGACAGCAAAGAACAAAGAAAGTTCATATCTGATTTTGTTGCAGATAACGAAATGAAGTTTTCTAAAACACATATAAGAAAGGCATCTAAATTAAATGAGTGAACCAGTAACAACATTGTCGGCAAGCAGAATTAAAACAGCAGAGAGTTGTTCTTGGTTGTATTGGTCTAAGTATAAACTAAAACTTCCAGACAGGAGTAATGACGGAGCTAGACGAGGTTCTATATGTCACTTGATCTTTGAAGTGTTGGGGGAAAAAAGAAGGAAGCATTATTTTGATGAGATCATCAGGACTCTCGATGTATTTAGTGTGCCTTCTATTAAAAGGTTGATAATGAAACACGCTATTAAGGAGGGTGTTGATGACGAAACTAACGTTCAAATGATGAAGGAGATGACTCTTAATGGCTTGATGTATGACTTCTTCGGCAACACAGATCAAGAACCTACTGAAGAACATTCTGAGAAAGATTTTCATATTGTTGTTAATGATGGTGTTGTAAAATATAAAATCAGAGGGTTTATAGACAAACTATTTTTATACAAAGATAAAAAATATGCCTTAATTAGAGATTTCAAAACCAGCAAAGAAACATTCAAAGGTAAAGATGCGGAAGACAATATGCAGGACTTGATGTACAGTCTTGCCGTCAAGCATTTGTTTCCAGAGTACGAAACAAAACAAAGCGAGTTTTTGTTTCTTAAGTTTGACTTAATACCAGATATTAAGAAAAGCGGTATCGTAAGAATGGAACCTCTGGACGAGCATGACCTTCATGGTTTTGAACATCACCTCACAGAAATACAAAAGTATTTAGACAATTTCACAGAAGAATCTGCCACCAAAAACATGGCAGCATACAAAGGTTTCCCTAGCGATGGTTCGTTCAGTTGTAAACTTCTTTGTGGCTTCGCTAAAGAGAAGGGTCAACTCAAAAAAGACGGGACACCTATGTGGCATTGCGGAATGAAGTTTGATTTCTTTTATTATGATATTAAAAATTCCGAAGGCAATTTTCACAAATCTTGTTTTGACGACGAGTTTTCTGAGGATATGGTCCCAGAGGGAGGCTCGTATGAAATGAAACATTACCCAGGATGCCCTGCTCATAGATAATGCTGTTCATTTAGTCTTGACGTAGGCTATTTATTTGGTATGATTGTGGTGTGATAAAACCTATTTTCAAATCAACCTATTCAGTAGGCAAGAGCATATTGACTATCGATGAGATAGTTCAGATATGTAAAGACAAAGATTTTAAAAGTCTTACCCTTGTTGAGGACAACTTGACCAGCTTTATGAAGGCTTTTCATGCTTGTGTAAAAAACGGCATAGATCTGACATACGGCCTGAGGATTACTCTCTGCAATTCTGTAGAATGCGAAGACTCAGATCACAAGTGTGTTATATTTGCTTTGGACGACAAAGGCTGCAAGCTGATGAATAAGATTTATTCTAAGGCGTTCGTTGATAATGGAGGCAAAATAACATACGAAGAGCTTCGATCATTTTGGGACAATGATTGCCTTTCTTTTGTAGTTCCTTTTTACGATAGCTTTATTCATCAGAACAACTTATTTTTAAAGAATTGTATACCAGAGCTTGAAGGTTTTAATCCTAGATTTTGGGTTGAGAAAAACAACCTTCCTTACGACAGGCTTATTGAGCAGAAAGTTTTAGAGTTCACCGATGGTAATTTCCCTATTAGTTTCGTAAAGTCAATATATTATAAAAACAAAGAAGATGTCGAAGCTCTCCAAACTTACAAAATTCTCTGCAACCGAAGCTTCGGAAGACAAGCTACATTATCCTGTCCAAATTTAAATCACTTCTCTAGTGATGAGTTTTGCTTGGAATCCTATATAGAAAAAACAAAGTAATGAACGACGACCTACTAAGATATAATAGAAAACAAAAATATATTATTTTTGACACAGAGACGGAAGGTTTAAATTTGGTAAAATCAAAACCTTGGCAAGCGGCTTGGATTGTTGCGGAAGGAAACAAGGTAATTAAAAAATATGACAAACTAATCAAATGGGATGACCTTAGCGTTTCTAAAGATGCGGCAAGGATCACTGGTTTCAATAAGGCTGAGTACGAAAAGAAAGCCGAAGACCCTAAAAAGGTTTGGGATGAATTTTCTAAGTATTTATATGACGACTCCTATAAGATTGTGGGTCAAAACCTTTTGGGTTTCGATGTTTATATGATAGATGTATGGAGGAAGCTTATTGGAGAACCTCTGCATCAAGACTATATCAATAGAATCATTGACACTAAAGCGATAGCTACTGCCATTGTAAAAGAATCTCCAGTAAATAAAAAAGAATTTATATATTGGCAGTATAGGTGGCTTAATTATAGAGAAAGAGGTTTAAAGACTTCTCAATTAACACTCCTCAAAAAATACGATATTGACTTTGACAAAGACAGGCTGCATGATGCTTTATACGACATCGAAATGAATTTCGAAATATTCCACAAACAACTTTACGACATCGAACTATGAGATACAAAAACCCATTTCCAGTAGGAGTTAAATTACCAGAGATCGTCGTTCCAGACGATACACTAGAGTCCCTCGGTCTCAAACATGGTAGTTCTAGCTTGGAGATACTGAAGCAGTTATGCAGAAAAGGCCTTAGAGACAAATCTTTGACTAAAGCTGAAAACAAAAAGGACTACTATGATAGGGTTCAGATGGAAATCGACATTCTGGATGATCTCGGTTTTGTGGACTATATACTTCTCAACTGGGACATTATGGATTACTGCCAAAGAAGTAAAATCCCTACTGGTGCTGGAAGGGGAAGTGCGGCTGGTAGTTTGGTTTTATTTCTTCTCGGTGTAACTAATATAGACCCAATTAAATATGAACTATTTTTTGAAAGATTTGTCTCTAAAAGCAGAGCAAGGAAAATTGAGCATGAGGGAGAAGTGTTTCTTGACGGTTCTTTACTCGCTGATATTGATAACGATATTTCTTATGATCGCAGGGCTGAAGTTATTAAGTATATTGAAGACAAGTACGAAGGAAGAACTTCCAAGATTTTAACTCTTAACACACTAAGTTCGAAGCTATGCATGAAAGAATGCGGAAAGATAGTGGAAGAATTATCTGAAATGGATGTCAACCAGATTAGTGACACTATACCTAAGCATTTTGGCAAAGTCGCAAAATTAGATATTGCTTACGACGAAAGCGAATCTTTTAAAAAGTTTGCTGATAAGCATGAGAGATGTTATAAAATAGCAAAAAAATTAGAAGGCTTAATTAAAAATACAGGAGTTCACCCTTCTGGAATTTCTATTAGTTATTACAACCAAGAGGATATAATGCCTCTCCAAAAAACGAATGATGGAGCTTTGGTTTCTGGTTATGATATGGATGACGTTGCCAGCCTTAGCGTTAAGTTCGATATACTTGGACTGAGGACGCTTTCGGTGGTTAATGATACCTGTAACCAAATAGGCATCAAAGCCTCTGAGATCGACCCTAGCGACGAAAGCATCTATGCTGCGTTAGCTTGCCTACAGCAACCCAAAGGCTTGTTCCAAATCGAAGCTGATGTAAACTTCAAAGTATGCAAGCAGGTTGCCCCCAGAAACCTAGAACAGCTTTCCGCAGTTGTGGCTATTGCCAGACCAGGAGCTTTAGATTTTAAGGACAGTTACGCTGAATATGTAAGAACTGGAGAGTTTAATTGTGTGCATGAATTTTTTGATGATATACTTAGTTATACAGGGGGCATTCCTCTTTACCAAGAGCAGTTAATGAAAATGGCTGTTAAGGTTGGCTTTAGCCTAGATGAGTCAGAGCAGCTTAGAAGGATAGTCGGAAAGAAGAAGGTTGAGGATATGCCAGCTTGGAAAGCCAAGATTGAAGAAAAAATCAAAGAGAAAAACCTAGATCCAGTTATAGGGGAGGTTTTGTGGAAAGTCGCAGAAGATTCTGCTAATTATTCGTTTAACAAATCCCACAGTATTTCTTACGCTTACTTGGCGGCGATAACTATCTACCTTAAATTTAACCATCCACAGGAATTCTTTCTTAGTTTACTTAAGATGGCAAGGTTCGAACCTAACTCTCATGAAGAGATAGCTAAAATATCTCAAGAGCTTTCGTTTTTTGATATAACACTTTTGCCACCAGACTTAAACCTTTCTGATTTTGATTTTAAGATCGAAGGCAAAAATATAAGATACGGATTAAACTCCATTAAAGGTGTTTCTGGTAAGATTATCGAATCTCTAATCGAGTTTAGAGAAAACAACTTTGAAAACAAATATGATATATTTACAGCTGCTAAAGATTGTGGAGTTAATATAGGCACTATGTCTGCGTTTATCCAAGCTGGGCTATTAGATTCTTTTGTTACGACTGATCGTTGTAGATTAGTTCTTGAGGCTCAAAGCTTTAATATATTAACGGACAGAGAAAAAAGGAACATAATTGAAGTTGGTGATCGCTTTAATTATGACGTATTAAATACAATACAGCACTTTAGACAAGAGAATGCTCCAGCTGACGACGGCAGAATTCTATTCGCTGACAGAAGGTTTGGAACGTTCAAAAAGAAGTATGATCAATATAAAAAAATATATGAGCAAAACACAAGTCACATAAAATATGCTAACTGGTTCTTTGAAGAAAAACTACTTGGTTATAGTTATTCTCACACAATAAGGGATATCTTTAGCGCTGGAGATTCTGTCTCATTTAACACATCAGAGGACATAAGGCGATCATCTTCTAGGAGAAGAGTTAAATTTGTTGGAACCGTCGTAGATATAACAAAGAGGACAAGCAGAAACGGAAACAAGTACGCTAGATTAGAAATGCAGGATGATTTAGGTCCAGTTTGCGGCTTGTTTCTCGATTCCGATAGAAATGAAAGGTTGACAGAATATATAAGTTCTGGTAAAAAGTTACCTAAGAAGGGTGACGTCACCATTATTACTGGAGACGTTGGAGATGATATTGTGTTTGTAGATTCAATAAACACAATCGAAGAAAAAATTTATATGAAATTATCTGAACTAAAATGAGTGTATTTAACAACGTGATATTTAAAGACTTTAACTTAACGCCTAGAGCTAAAAAAGCTTACAAATCCGCCTTTGATCTTTCTAAAGAGATGGGGCATAACAATGTCAATAATTTACATGTCGTATTCGGTTGTGCTGAAAACATGTCTGGGACCTTAAAAGATCTTATAGAAGATATAGGTTTTAAGTTTAAACCAGAAGACATAGTTGATAAAATAAACCAACTCGAAGAAAGGGCAGGAATGAGTGAAAAGTTCTATGCTAACAAAAATTCAGACCCTTGGCATAAAGAAGTTTTAGATGCAATGAATTCTGCTAATAAAATTTCGCAGAAGCTTGACCATCATTATGTTGGAATTGAACATATCCTTCTTGGAATATTAGACACATCAATGTATGTTTTCCCAGATATAGGAATCCAAAGCTTTAGTGATACCTTGGAAAACTATGCCAAGGGAGATCAATCTAATAATCCAGACCCATTATCATTGGACGATTTGTTGGGGGACCTTTCTGACTTTGTTGAAATTTCAGACCCTCCTAATGAAGAACCTAATAAAATACCTTCTTTTTTAACAAGCTTAAACGATCTTTATTCGGAAGGAAAGCTCCCAGATGTATATGGAAGGGACGAGGAAATCAAACTCCTCATAGAAACCATCTCTAAAAAGAACAAAAGTAATGCAATATTAACTGGTGACGCTGGCGTTGGTAAAACAGCTATAGTAGAAGCTTTGGCTACTAAAATTTGCCAAGCAGATGTTTCCTCTAACCTTTTAGGAATGGAAATTATGAGCGTTGATATTGCTTCTATGTTGTCTGGCACTCAGTATAGAGGTCAGTTTGAAGCTAAGTTCAAAGACCTCCTTGAAATGGCCAAACAAAACCCCCACATCATTCTTTTCTTTGATGAGATTCATACTATATTTGGTGCAGGAGGAAACCAAGAAGGAAGCATCGATGCGGCAAACATGCTAAAACCAATGCTCGCCAGAGGAGAGATTAAATGCATAGGTTCTACGACGTCAGACGAATACGAAAAGATATTCAAGAAAGACTCGGCAATGAAAAGAAGGTTTTTTAATATAGAGGTGTCAGAACCTTCGGTAGAGGATACAAAAAAAATATTATATAATTGCAAATCCAGATACGAAGACTTTCATAATGTTAGATATAGCAAAACAATTATTGATTGTGTTGTAGATTTATCCTCCAACTTGGTTAGCAATAAAAATTTCCCAGATAAAGCTTTTGATATAATAGACCAAGTAGGTTCTAGAATAAAAATAAAAAATTCTAAGCCGTCCGATGAGCTAGTAAACAGCCACAAAGAGTTTGTAGACTTTTTATCTAAGGGAGACCAAGATGTTGAAGATGTCAAAGAAAAATTCAACTTGTTTCTCTTGGACTTAAAAAGATTAAATGAAGAATCTTATTTAGATCCAGTAACCATTAAAAAGAGCGATATCCTTGAGATTATTTCTGAACATGGAAAAGTTTCTGTTGACCAGATAAAAGAAAGCAGACAAGGCTTTTCTTCTTTCTCCCAAAGAATGTCTAAGGAAATTTTCGGGCAAGACTCTGTTATTAACAAGGTTAATGACCTACTCAGTTGTGCTAAAGCTGGATTCACGGATGAAGATAAGCCTTTAGCCAGCATGTTCTTTGTTGGTCCGACCAGTGTCGGGAAAACATACACAGCAAAGAAAATAGCCAAAAACTTTTTTGGTAATGAAAATGCCATTATTCAGATAAACATGAGTGAGTTGTATGACAAGACAGGTATTAGCAAACTTATTGGCTCTAATTCTGGCTATGTCGGCTATGAAGAAGGAGGAATGCTTACTAAGTTTGTTAAGGACAATCCAAACTGCGTTGTTCTTTTTGACGAAGTAGAGAAGGCCGACCCACAAGTTTTAAACTTATTGCTCCACCTTTTAGATGAGGGTTACATAGAAGACAACAAGCACAACAAGGTTGACTTTTCTAAGTCTATAGTTATTTTAACAAGTAATATAGGGCACGAAAAAGCCAACAAGCCGAGCATGGGATTTGTTCAAGACGAAGGAGTTAAGTCTGATTCTTACAAGGAGTCAGTAAAGGGAAAGCTTAAACCAGAACTTCTTGCTAGAATAAATGATGTACTGGTTTTCGATGACCTTGGAGACTCCGACATCAAAAGAATTATAAAATTTGAGCTTGACAAGATAAAAGATAAATTAAAAAAGAAAAACATAAGCATAATTGTTAAAAACACCTCTATAGATTGCATTTTTAACGATATTAAAAACAAAAAGATGCACGTAAGGGATGTAAAAAGATACGTCAAAGAAAAAGTCCAAGTTCCAATTGCAAAACTAGTTGTCAAAAACTCAAAAACATCAGAGATAATGCTAAAAAGTGTTGACAATAAAATAAGTATATGCTAATATATTTCTTATATGAACAAAACACAACAAAACAAAATCATGAAAGCAATCCGTAGCAGCAAGGGCCGTTTCTTCGGTCTTTATACTAAAGCTGGTGAGGCTGTGAACGCTCAGTTCGTTTCTGAAAGCCCACTTTACGTGACTGTTTATGATCGAAATGCGAAGAATACTCGCAAGTTTGCTAAAGCTAGCCTTAAAGGTTTGAGTCTTAAGGGTCAGAAAATTGGTGCCGCCTAGATATTTAGCAAAATAGAAAACTCAAGCCCTTCCAGTATAATTAGTAGATGAACGCGTCGCAATTATTTTCTGGAAGGGCTTACGCTTTTGACACCGAAAAAATAGTAGATAAAAACGAAGCTGCTTACGAGATTATTAAGGAAGTGATATCAAAGTCCAACACAGATATCAAAATAGATTCGTTGGTAGAGCTTTTTGGAAATGAGAACTTTGATAACTACAAAATAATTAGCGGGGATCTTTTATACTCTATCAAAATTTCTCTCGATGACGATTGTTTCGTTCTAAAAAACGAGTCGGAGTTTCTAAAAAATAATAAATCTCCACTAATTCCTTACTTTCTAGACTCAGGAAAAATCAGGATAGGAAACGACATACTGTTTTTGCTCTCTGCTCATGATGAAGGTTATGATATAAGAGGCGAAGGCATAGCGTCCGTCATAGAAAATGATGAATCTTTTTTTTACACCCTATACCACTTTAGCAATCTAAAAAGCAAAATCTCTTGCCGTGAATATCTAGACATGTTTCTAAACAAAACAAAAATAGAAGAGCAGTCTAAAATTTTAAAAGAGAGTATATCTTCCATTCATAAAATAGGCAAAATAAAAAAAGTTTTTTCCCTTCTTTACGAAGAAGTCTTCTCAAATTATGACGAAACGATTCTTGAGGGAGACAGAGCTTGTCATGGACATTTTGAGTTAGACAATATAATAACTAGGCACGGTTTATATAAATACAAGAATTTAGGATTCAATTTCTCTGGTAATCCAGTTTTCGATGTTTGTTATTTTGCTGTTAGCTCTGGCCTTAGCAAAAGATCTTCCCTTTTATTTTTTAAAAAATACTGCGATTTCAATAAAAA